CTTTATACCTATCCAATTCATTTGGTCTGTATGTCTAAGTCCAAATAAAATATTATTATATATAAAACCACCAAGAATTAGTTCATCTGTTCTTTTGTCAATCTCTATATTTCTGTCTTCTTTTAATATTTCTAACCATTTTGATTCTAGCAATATCTGAGAAGGAGGATTTATTGTACCGTCAAAAATTAATTGTGAATAACTTCCGGGGTCAGTAGAAGATGCTGTTATGCCAGGAAATTTTCTATCTAATATTTTCATGTAATTCATTATTTAACTCTCTTAAAGAACAATGCTCTACGACGTATAAACGTTGATTGTGCAGCACCTGTCTTTGTCCTGTAGTTTAAATCAAAAGTTTGGGTACCTGAAATTTGTAATAAGTATGCGATACTAGAGTTCACATCACGCATTCTGTATCTAGGTATTCCGGCTCCATTAGACTCTGCCAAGATTCCTGTTCCAACATGATCAATTATAAATTCACCTTTACCATCTCCGATTTCAAAAGACCATTGTAACTCATAATCTCCCAGAGGTAGCTTCGGTGTTACTAGCCTTAATCTATTACCGGGGAGATATATTTCACTATTCGTATTAACCTCCGGTATAGAGATTGCTGATTGGTAAAAAGTTCCATAAACATTAACTGCAGCTTTAGCTAGAGCTCCCCCGTTAGAACTATCCGAAATTAAGTAATGATCTGTTATTTCTGGAATTATTATTGTTTTGTTTATAATAGATGTAGGGGCTAAAGTTTGCACTCCATCTGAAAGGCTTACTACCTCTCCTGTATGGTCTGGATGCGTATAGTTGATTAATCCAGCTAGTTTTGTTTGCTCTGCATCAGTGTAGGCATTAGTGTCTGTGTTATTTTCGTAGGCAGTTTTAATTTCTAAATCTGTTTGGTCAGCCGTAGCATTAGTTTCAATGCCAGATAGCTTAGATTGTTCACTATCTGTATAAGAATTAGTATTAGTATTATTTTCATATTGTATTTTAATCTCAGCATCAGTTTGGTTGATTTGTGATCCTGCTTCTATGGCAGCAAGTTTTGCTGATTGTGCAATGGTCATTAGGGTGCTTCCAGTAGCGTCTACTAGAGCTTGAGTAGTAAATGCCCCACCAATAGCTATCCAATTTGTTGAGCCGCCAAGAGAAGTATTCATTATGTATGGTGCAGTTTCTGGCTGTGTATTATTTGCATCAAAAACATACATAGTATAATAATCACTATCTGTTCTGTCTTCTTTAACTAGAACTGACGTGCCTACATCAATATTACTAATAGAATTAAGCTCTACTGGATTTGTAGTGTCAATTGTAGTTACGACAGTTAGTGTTCCTGGTGGTCCGACAAAAGCTGCCTGATCAATCCATTCTAGGTTCCCACTGCTATTCTTCGTGATAATAGTAAGATTTACGGCCTCACTAAATCCTTTTGGAACATGAAGCTCTTCCTCTAACACTATCTGGCTATGAATGTCATTTGACATATTATTTCCTTAACTATTGTATATTAAACTTCCATCATTTAACATAAGAGCCATATTTCTGTTATTAGTTATTATACCTAATACTTCATATGGGGTCCCTATATATTGATGGTTTTGGAGATGTCTATTGGCTCTACTGGATATCTCTTCTGTATTAAGAGATCCTACTTCCATCATCTTCATTGGTTTAAATTTTTCTGTATATCTTTGTATGCCTCCGACAAGTAAACCAAGTCTTGTTGCAGGATCTGTTACTTCACAATGATCAAATGCTGGGCCAAACTCTGATTCGAGAGTGACCCTCAGAGCCATTGCTTCTGGATCGTAAGCGTTGTCCTTTAACCATTTAGAAATAATATCGCCGGCGGGGGCGAGCTTCTTATTGAAGAGAACTTTATCTCCTCTTATTTTAAACTCTAATTCCTCTTGTGGGGGGCACTGTTTCGTCGCCACATTATCTCCTTAATAGCGTTATGAGTATATCACTCCCCTATATTAGCGTAAAGCTATCCCTGTTCGGAAAGAGTCATAATTAGCTGTTTTCCTGAAACTGCAGTAGTAAATATCAATTCTTCGGATGGACCTGAAGGGTATATTGGTTGACTGGTTATCTTAATCTTATCAGCAACTGATGTTACTTTTAAATCTTTATTAAATGTTACAGTGACAACTGTAGCATCTATTCCTTTTGATAGTGAAGACTGTGCTTGCACGACTTGAACTGTAGCTACAGTTTCTGTAGAGGCTTCAAAGTTTACATTGACAAGGGCAGATGCATTGAATGCATCCACCACTTGTTGCGCTGTACTTACTCCGTCCTCAATTGTAACTGCAATATCTGTTCCTATTAACCCTATGATCTCGGAGCCTGCATTCGCTCCAGCAAGAAATTCAACTGTATAACCATTAAATAAGGAAGTGTATTCCTTTGTGGTTATAGCAACATCTCCAACTTTAATATTGGCTTTTCGCGGTATCTTTAACATCGAATCCGCATTTGCAGGCTCCACTCCAACAACGAATAATGCGTCGCCAGCTGTGGTTGATCCACCGATAACGGGGATATTTAAAACATCGTTAGATTTCTCATCGTCAGGGATTTGATAATCCCCAGAACTAGAAGAGAAAGTCCAGCTATATATATCTACTTGCGTGTCCGCAGGTAAAGTTCTGATTACAAAAGAATCACCAATGACGTATGTGCCATCTGTGAATTTGATTTTTAAGCCTTCATCAATTCCAATAAATCTAGCTCTGGCCTCAATGGATACAGAAGTTTTTCCGTCAGACGCTCTAGTCCATACATACTTAGCTGTATTCTTATTGCCACTAGTTACTACTGTAATTGTATAGGTATCTGCTACAAGGCCTTTATAGACCCCCTGAGACACCAGTGCGCCTGTACCCGTGTTCCCGCCGTTAGGCTCAGGATCGAATACAGATAGTAAAGAGATATCCTTACTTAACATAGCTGCAAACGTGGTGTTTGGCTTTAGTAAAGTGTCAGGATTAATTGTGATTTTAGTTCTATATTTTTTGCCGCTATCAATATCGGATCCAAAGTCTAAACCTATATATAAATCTTCATCAAGAAGATTAATTCTTTTAGATTCAACTTTAGCTGGAACGATATTGCCAAGGGCTGCATTTGCTAGAAATGCGTCTAGGTTTCCTTTATTATGCGTTGGGATTTCTACTAAGAAACAACTAGCTGCAGAAATACTACCATCATCCATTGATTGCTCAAAGATTGCAGTAGGTTCAAACCCGACAGCTATGCCTTCGGCATTACTAGCAGGTGTTACAATGGGTACTAAATTCGACATATCTACTCATTTTTAGATTTTGCATTACTACGTTTTGTTGCCTTCTTCTTAGTTGTTTTAGGCTTCTCGACTTTACTAGTAATAACTATGTCGCTTTTAGCTTCTCTTGTTTCTTTAGGTTTTCTTATGTGTGATTCGCCAGTGTTGATCAGCTCTCCAGTATGGATGCTTGTTACGATCTGAGCCTGGGCCCATTTAGGAAAATCATCTAACTCTATCTTGACTAGCTGACTAGCCATTGTGATAATGAGTTGATGCTCTTGGTATCCTATTCCACTTTGGTCATGTATGTATTCCCTAGAAACTGGATGAGCCAGTGCCCAAACAACTTTGCCAGTTGGCAAACTAAGTTCTAATACCATCAATCTCTCCCCTGATGTAAGAAAGGGGCCGAAGCCCCCTACTTATTTATTATGGTAAAATTGCAACTCTTTCATTAATCTCTTCGAGACCACCAGAACCAGTTGGGTTACCGTCTGCATCAAGTGCTGCGATATTGATTTGTGGTACTGCCGGTTGGCTAGTAATCATGTTATCAACATTTACTGCGTTCTTGATTAAAGCTACCGCTTGACCTTCGTTAAGAATACCCAGGGCATATCTTTCACGAATCTTAATCTTACGGATGTCTCTTGCAGGATCATCCCACTCTTCTGTTGTCGGATCTTCGTCGACAAGAAGTACTCCAAGCTCACCCTGATCAAAGATCATGATGTCTGTTAACTTTTTGATTGGATCATAGCTAACAAAAGGAGAAACGATTACTGTCATTGGGTTACTTAGATAACCTGGAAGGATAGGAGCAGAATCAATTGCTTGATTTCTTAACTCAACACCTGTATCAGGTTGAACATCTTCGATTTTCCCTACCGACATACCACCAGCAGCTAGTGCCCATGGGTTTCCACCTTTGGCTTGTCCTCTCCAAGATGCGAATAACACGTTAGTGTTTGCATTGAAGAACATAGCTCTCATGTTCGGATCTTTCAAGAACATAGTGTAAGTAAGCGGGTGAACCAACATTGTATCACCAGAGAAACCTCTAGCTAGTAAATGTCCCCAAAGATCAAATAGATCTTCGGCTGTTGCCGCACCGTTAGCTGCTCCATTGAAGCCTCTACCGTGTGTTACACCTAGTACTGAATTAACCGGATCAGCGTTGTCGAAGTATACTAAACCTTCAGCGCCAACCATGTTAAAGATCTTAACTTCTTTGTGACGAGCTAGTGCTCTCGAAGCTGCTCTAAGGTGCATAGAAATTACGTCTACTTGTGAATAACGAACCATTTCATCCGAGATCTTAACGGCAATACCGCTTTTCCCGATGTTCGCTACCATAGCAGCTCCACCTTGAGTCATCTTCGCTTCTGGGTATTCTCCACCTTCTGGGATATCAAGTTCTGCCAAAGACAGGGCTGATGCCGCAGGAAGTAGGATCGTTTGACCCATAGAAAAGTTAATTCTTTGTAGTAATGATACACCAATCATCATTGGTTCCATTGCTTCTCTAACTACTGTAGAGATAACTTTGGGAAGCAAGATCGGTGCGTCCGGTACAGAGTACATGTCTTGAACTTTCCATTCAGTTCCATCTACGTCCATTCCGCTGTTGTCCCAAATAAACTGGAACTGCTTTAAGCGATTCTTATATCCGTCCAGAACTTTTGACTGGTCAAGCTCTTCTGAACCTTCTACTTTTCCTGCTTCAGAATAGTAATCAGCTAGTTGATGCTTTCGACCTGAGTCCTTGTTTACTTGGATAGAATAAGAGTTTGTCGCTTTGTCTTTAAAAAGTCTCATGGTATTTATCTCCTCTTATCTTATGTTTAGGTTAAATCTAACTATTCCAGTCATCTTGTCACCACCAGCATAGAAGATATTGTGAGGCATACCATCAGTGGCTGAACCTGGCATTCTATCTAATTTAGATACCTGTCCTGTTCTTCCATCTACGATAGGTCCTGTTAATCTGTCATCATATGCAGTTTTAACTCTGTCTAAGAATTGTTTAGGGAATTTGTCATCTACTAAGTAGACTGTTCCAACGATATCCAGTGTTTTGTCAATCGCAGCTTCAATGCTAGCAGAAGCATCAACAAGATCTGTTGCGGCTACTGTTGCTGCTGAGTATGTAACGAACGCTGAGTTCTGATCGAAAGTAACTAAGTCCCCCGGTGTAGCTCCGCCTCTCCAACTTGCAATTCCTGCAAAAGGAGCATTGTAGACACCTGTATTTTCGTATAGATATTCTACTACAACTTTGTCGCCAATTTTTAAGTAGTCATTTGTTGTTCCTGAGTTCCAATCAATAGAATCTGGAGCACCGGCTACAAAAGAAAAGTCTACATCTCTACGTCCATTAATCGTTACCTTAATAGTGTAGTCGAGTGTTGTAGTGTGAGCCAGTTGGAAATTCCCTTGGTCTACACCTGCAATAGTCGATTCGATTTTGTGATCTAATCTTTCATTTGGCTCAACAGGATATTCTAGGTAGTAATCTGTTAAGATTGCCACACCAGTCTGTCTGTTGTAGTTATGGTATTTGTAAGTTGCAGGATTTGTTGGATCAGATCCTGATAGTTGGTATGCATCATAAGATGCTACACCAGCACATCGTCCTACCGTTAGGCCTGCTGTAATCATTGCGTCGATTACAAAATCTCCAGCTGCGGCGAATGCCCCATCTGCTTTTACGATTCCGTGATCTACGTCGTTTTGTGTGTACTGTGGTCCGTTACCCGCTCCGAGAGCTAAAAGTAATCTAAAACCTGCAGGAACCATTGAACCAGCACTGTCTAGTGCAACTGGTTTCCCAGCTCCGATAACCTTCCAGTCTTGAAAAGTTGACTCGTATCTTTCTAGTGGCAAATATGCCGCTGGATAGTTTAAGCCAAATCTCATACCTTCTGATATTTCGAAATTAGGTGTCCATGGGCTGCTTAGGTCTTTGTTACCTTTGTGAGTAGCTTTGTATCCACCTGATGGAAATGCTCCATTAAAGTAATCAGCCATTATTAATCTCCTTAATCAATTGTTGGTATACTACCGTTTTGTTTTTGAACCCTTGCGAGCCACCTGTCAGCGTTAGGCTTTCCATATGTGGCCACCTTCTTATTATACTCGTCATATAACTTGAATTTTTTCTGTTCTTCCGTGTTGGTCTCTGATCCAACTGCTTGACCGGACTTAGAATCTTTCTGTGACAATGTTGGATCTTCGATATCTTCAGATGGGGCTTGTTTCATTCCACCGTCTTTTACAAAATCATTAATCTTAAATTGTGTTTCTAAATCTTTTAATCCGTCTTTAAGTGAATCTAAACTTCTTTCCTTGTGGTCTTCGATTTCTTGAACCCTATCCTTAATTTCGAAGTTTCCACTCAGCATTTTCATATCGACTGTTCTTATAGCTAATTCTGATGATAGTTGAACCTTGAGCAAATTATTTTCTTCTACCACTGAATCTAACTCTTCATTAGCGGCTTCAAGTTGTGCCTCTAGAATGTCAATTTCTGAATCCTGGTCGGTTTTTAAGCCTTCCATTAATTCTGGAATTTCAATCCCAAGCTCAATGAGCTTTTCTTTAGCATCCTCGAAAGCCTTAACAGCATCGTCGTTACTTATACTAGCGTTATTATTACATGATTCTGATTTGCTGTCAAAATTATCCGTCAAGTCTAATTGCAATCTATTCGCTTTTCTATAAATAGCAGAAAGAATTCTACCCTTAACAGAATCAGCAGCCTTACATTTTCTTAAAACGGCTAATGCAGCACCTAGATGAGCTTGATCAACTACTGGAAAATAGCCTTTCATACCACAATAGTCAGATGCTTTTAAGTTGCCATAAGTTTCCTCAGACATTGCGTCTTCACCTAGGACCTCTTTCATTTCTGTATAGATTTCATCACCACTTTTGTCATCTAAAACAATAAGTGAGTCTTTCCAGGCCTTGTATTCTTTGGCCATATCTTCATGAGTCTTGTCTTTCCAGTTGAACGTCGCAAGAATAATTGCATCTTCACTCTTGTAAAGGGCAATATATTCAGACAATTCAGAAACTTCCTCATGATCTAATCCAGAATCTTTAACTTTTAAAAGCTCATCTGCTTCAGCTTTAATACTGTCGAAAGTAATATCCTCTCCACTCTCTAGTTTGAATTTATCAGAAACCTTTTTAGATGTCTTTTTCTTTCTTTTCTTTTTAGTCATAACTTTTCCTTCATCACCCTTGTGTGAAGTGTCTTCATTAACTAAAATTTCTTCTCCATAGAGCACTTCTCCAAAGAAGCCTTTGTTGGTTGAATCTTCAATAGCAGCTAGATCATCTTCTGTCTTAGTGATTGCTAGTTCAAAGTTTTTAGTGCAGTATTCATCTACAACTTTTTTAATGTCGTCTTCTGAAGCTTTATCTCCAGTCTTTAACATCGTAGCAATTTGAGCAACCATAGCTTGGACACCTTCTACATTTAGGTCCTGCATGTATTCTCTTACAGTTATTTCTTTTGAACCGAGGTTCTCATTACTATATCTGTAAACTTCGACTTTAATGTCTAATGCATCTTTGACTCTCTCTTCGATAGTCTTTTCTTTCATTGCATTCTCCATCTTTTGAATGTTGTCTTTTATTTCAATAAGATTTATATCTGTCTCACTGGATAGTGAAACAATGTTTTTATCATTACAGGCAAACAATTGTGCCGCAATTTCATAGTCATTATGTATTTTATATAGGTCTTTGTCTGTGCTGTCAATAGAGAATATGGTCTTCTCTTGAGGATCATCGCTAACAATTGTAAAGTTGTGAGCATGTGGATCAGCTGGGGCATTTACGATTCCAAGATGATCATACATCATGCTTCCCGGAACTACTACGCATACATCATCGTCATAGGTCTGACCTCTACTGTGATCACAGAGTCCGTCTCTAACCCAGTCTGTCCCGCAAACAGAACATGTAGCGCTGTCTGAGATCATTGATGTAGATACAGTTAGGTATGTCTCATTTAATATTCCCTCAATTGCTTCGGCATCTGTAAGTTTTACAGTACCTCTTAAGTGACCAAGGCCTTTATAACTGTCTTTTGAATCGTATTCTTTAATGACGTGTTGAACAAAATCAAGCATTGTGTCTTTTTCTGCTCCGTCTTTAAACTGGAATAGTTTTCTTAAATAGCTGTCATTTGATTTATAGAAATCAGAAGTATCAACGTATTCTGCATTGATTACTCTGCCAACTGGTTTTGTGTCTGCGACTTCGTCATGCCCAATAAGAACAGGCTTGTTGTAGTCCTTCATAAAAGAACTAGCCCCTGCTTTCATTCTTGCGGGAAGATAGAAACCGTAGTTTCTAGTTACAATCCCCGAATGGGTCATATCTATTTGAGCCAGCAGAGAGTGGCCAGATGGAGATGCGCTGTCTTTTGTTTTAAAGTACTTTCCTTTTCCTTTAGAAACATGAACATGCCCACCAATGGCATCTATGATTTTAAGTTTTTTCATAGTGTGTATTCTCCGATGATACAAGTATATAGCTTTATTGCTTTTTTGTAAAATTAGTCAATGGGTTTCCCTATAATTGCACCAGAATTTGGATGGAATGGAGGAACATCTAGGATACTTAGAACTTCAAGATTAACTTCATCTGGAGCATCAGCGCAAGATGCGCAGTTTGAGTCCTTAATGATTTCAGCCTTCTTGAATCCTCTATCTTTTAATCCTACTGCTTTCCCATAGTTATATGCTCTCATCCTTTCTGTAGCATCTATAAAATCGCCACGATACTTAATCTTATCAAAAATTTCGTTAATGGCTTCTTGAATGAGGGTTCTACTATTGCCCTCCCATGTCATTTGGTCAATTGTATTTTGAACCTTTCCATTAATGTCTTTCATATATTTATTTATAAAATGTGTTGTTGTGTCTTTAACTGCTTGAAAATCTGTAGTTATTAATCTTTCAAAATCTTCTGCAGGTACATTGGCATCTTTTAGTCCAAGGATATACTCTGCTCTATCTATTGCTAAGTACTTCTTAAGGACATTATCTTTGCCGAGGTTTATAAGTGTATTAATCCAATTACGATCTATTATCTCGTTCTTAACATGCTTTGAGATATCACTCTTAAGCATTCTGGTTATATTGGAAACAAAGCCATCATTGGTTCTGTAGTAATCCAGTCTGGACTTCTGAGGTCCAGTTTTGGTTCCGTTTTGATTAGTTGGGGCATTAGAGTTCTTCGCTGATGCCGCCGCTTTAGCAGAGCCTCCACTAGCGCTAGATCCCGAAGTAACTGCTTTGGCTGCTGCACTAACTTTCGTGATCTCCAATTGTCCTTCCATTTGTGCATTAATCTCTCTAAGTCCAACTCTATCAAAGAACATGAGTTTTTCTTGTTCTTCTGTAATCGGTTCTTGACCGGCAATTGATCTAGCTTCATTAACATCTATTATAT